CTCCCAACAATTGAGCGTATTGCTCACGCTCGGCTCGGACTGCTTGCGTTTCTTGCTCGACTTGCTTTCGCACTTCGGCAATCTGCTGCGTTTTCCGAGTGTAGTCCTGAGTTCTGGAATAGCCCTTTTGGAGTTCGTCTAGCGTGACAGAAACTTCCTTGCCGTCTACTTTGACAGTGAAAGTCTGTGGCTGTTCTTTCTCCTCGGTCTCTTCCTCTTCTTCGGACTGTTCCTCTGAGGTCTCTTCGTCTGGCGCGTCTTCCACACCAGACTCATCCTCCTCAGAAGCCGCTGTCTCGGTGTCCTCTTCGGACTCCTCGACTGGCTGCGTCTCGTCAAGTTCTGCTTGTCCTTCATCAGGGGCCAACATTGCCGAGATAGCACTGGCCGCATCGGCCATATTCATTGCTTGTATTTCTGCCATAGTATTTTCTTAAATTAGATTTTTCTGCGACTTGCTGATAGCGTTCTGTGCAATTTTCCCGTTGTCCATAATCTTGATCAACTCTTGTCTCAGGCCGTCAATGGCCTGCAACATACACCACGCTGTCTCGCGCCTCGCAGACTCTTCGGGTTTCGATGAACGAAATGCCCAAAGTTGGTCGCCTTCCAATTTCGCAATCGCTGAGTTGAGGGTTTCATCCTCCAGCAGCTGCTTGGCCTTTCGGCCTTTGTTTACCTGGTCTTCGTTTGTCACTTACTGTGCCATTCCGTTAAAGGTTGATGGGGGCATCATCTCAGGCGCTGGTGGCTGCGGCTGCGACACAAACTGTGCCGCTTGCTGCTGGGCCAACAATGCCTGCTGACGCATCGCTTCACGATCAATATTCTGCGCAGCGTCAATTTCCGCTGTGCTGATCTGTGATTTGTACTTTAACTCAATTTCATACTTTTTGAGATACATATCTTGAGCCATCTTGTCACGGGCCAGATCGTCATCCATGACCATCTGTTGGCGCCTTAACTCCAACTCGGCTGCTTTCTTTTGGATATCAGCCTTGATACTTTCAGCCTGCACTTGGGCCAGCACCTCTTCGGGGCTTGGCTTTTGTGGTGGCGTGGGTGGCACATAGTCAGCAGGGATATTCTGAAAAAAGCTCGTTGCGTCTTTGAAGCCGGATAACTCTACGATTTTTCGCAGGGTATTGCTAAATTGCTGTGGCGTGACCAGGGGGTTTGTTGGGCCAAGTTGCTGCAAGATTTGCTCTTGCTTAGACATGATCATCATCAGCGCTTGCAGTTTCTCGTTGGTGTCGCCATTGCCCAGGGCAATGTTGATGTTGGCATCCATGCTGGCATCCCAGAACCTTGGATCGATCTGCACCCACTCATTGCGCATTCGCACCATTCGGGCTTTGTCCTGGTGCGTTGTGGCCAAGAACAAAATGCCTTTGAATAGTTTTTTCATGCCTTCAGCCAGAATTCGAGCTGTCAGCTCAATACGGCCTTGGCTTGCTGATATCGTTGCATTCACAGCTGCTTTGGTGCTGGACTGCAATGCGTCAGCATTCAAACCCATGGCCGCCTTGCTCATGCCGGTGCGGTCTTCCTTAATCTGGTCCATGTATTCCATCATCGGGAATGCGGCCTGACCCACAAATGGCGTTGTCAGGGGTTGGACCATGCCAGGCGCTCTCATGCGAATGATGGCGCCTGTCTCGTTGTTCAAAACGTCATCGATGTTGACTTGGCCTTCCACCACAGCTGTGCGCGGGTGGATGCTCTGGGCCAGACTGTCTAATGTGTTTCTAAGTATTTCCGACTTGATCTCTTGCAAGTCACGGGTAATGTCAAAAATTGACATGGCCTCCAAGGGAGAAGTGTGTGGCTCTGGGTCGCAGGGAAAGTCAGCAAAGGGAATGTAGCTGGCCGGCAGATTACGCACCACCTTGTAGCCACCACCCATGCAGCAGACTTTTCTAAGCTCTGCAATGCCGTCACCATCAAAGTCAACGCGGGAATAAGCCTCGATGTACAAGACTCTCCTCATCATCGGGTTGGCAGCGTCATTTGTACCAAAAGTGGTACTCAGTGGCTGACGCGCCAAATACTCGTCATTGCTGTCTAGGTCTGTCGTTGACAGATTCTCTTCAATCTCATCCTGGTCATAGCCCATGGCAATCAGGTCGGCCACAGTGGCCATCTGCCTGTGGGCAATGATGGTCGAATCGTCAAACGATCTGGCGCGTCTGTCCAGTAGCAGCTCTTCGGGCGGCACGGCCATGATCCTGATCCGGCCATCCTTTGTGATGCGCTTGATCTGCGCATCATGGATCATGGGCGCAGGCATCACCACTGGCGCACCAGTCATCGGGTCAACAGTTGTGAGCTGCGCCTCGTCAATAGCAGGGTCAGGGTAAGACGTAATGATCTTGACCTCTGCACCAGGCTCTTGCATCAGCATCTCTAGCGTCTGGTCATCGAGGCCGGTGTACTCCTCAATCCGGACCTTCTCGTCATCTTCCCACCAGAATTTCGCTATTCCGCATTTGCGAACCAGTGCATCCTTAAAAATCGCATAGCTCGTCAAAAACCCGTTGTTGTCGTTTTGGAATACATAGTTGGCGTAGTCGGTCGCCTGCTGCGCCATCTTCACATCTTCTGGGCCGCGGGGTGCAAACTCGACCACATTCTCAGAGTTAAAGAAAACACGCATCAGGCTTGGCAGCATGGCCGAGACAGTGTCCCGCACCTCCATGGCCACCACCTTGCTATTGCCTTCGACCTCATTGCCAAATAAATCACCGCGATAGTATTCAGTCCCCTTGGCGCGTGTGGGTGACAGGTCACTGTCCACATAGCTCACCGCATCTGTCAGGTCTTGCGTGACAATGGCTTGCAGTTCTGCATCATCCATTGGCTCGGTGGCTGCAATGTCGGTGGATAAATTTTCAGTCATGTTATCGATCATGGTTTAACCTTTGTGAGAACCACATACATAGAGTCCACAGCCCGTGGGGTGCGGATAATTTCGTCATGGGGCAATTCTAATGATTCTCCCACCTTTGAGAGCCTCATTTCTAGCGTTGTCAGCTCAAACCGGTCGGGCCAGCCCAAGTACCAGTGCCAGTCGGTGTAGTACCGCCATGAGTTCTCGTTAAATGCCCTGACATGGGTCGGGTCTTGCCACGCCCCAAGGCTCAAGTCATACGGCACATGAATCCGCATCTCACCGCCCACCTTCAGCAGCTCTTTGCAGTTGGTCATGGCATCGACCAGATTGGGGATGTGTTCCAGCACATCATTGGCCAGAATCGTCTTAAACATTCCTGGCACAACTTCCAGCTGGCCAAACCTAGTTTCCAGCGTGTCGCCCCACTTGATGTCGCTGATATCCACCAGCCAGTCTGGCGTCTTGCTGGCCTGTATATCTGCATTCAGATACTCAGGATTCCAGTCCTTGCCGGACCCCAAGTTAAGAATCAAACCAGGCACTCGCATAGGTAGGTCTGTTTTCTTTGAGCCATGGTAGCGCGTCTTCGTGGAGCTTTTGGGCATTAAAACCGATGGTATTTGAGCCAATGTGATGAACATAACTGGCGCTCACAAAATGTGAGTATCCTTTTTCAATCAAGTCCCTACAATGCACATCATCGCTGTACCAATTGAGAGGGGGAAACTTTGCCTGCTCAAATGCATCACTTGATATCCATGCAAAGATTGGGCTGACCTCCTCGGCCATCTTGATGTGCGACTCTGATGGGTATTTGTAAAAATACAAATTCTCATTAGGGTCGCTGATCCGCACATTCTGACAAGGCCGAGCCGCATCAGTCCTCGATGCCACCCACCCAGCCTTCACGCTGTTCATGGTCTTGATAATCTGCACATCTTCCATCAGCGTCTTCACGCTGGTGGGCGTCAGCACGATGTCGTCATTGGCCACAATGCAGGCTGACCAGTCCTTGAGCGCTGCCTCAATCACCTCGTTGTAGTCCTCGCCAAAGCTCCTCGGCTGGCCATAGATTTTGTAGTCAGCCTCAAACCTCTCAATCACCGACTCAGGTCCGCGCAGATAGACCGGACACTCTGGCGCGTATTGCTTGATGGATTCCAGCAACACGGCCAGACCTTGGCCCCTGACAGTGGCAATGACAATCGGACAGATCACTTCTTTGCCTTATTCCTGGCACTGATCGCAGCCGCCTTAGATTTGGCATCCGCCTTGGAGCTTGCGCCCCATGCCTTCAATGACAGCAGCAGCCTGGTTGGCTCACCGCCCTTCATCTCAGGACCAGGCATATTGCCCATGCGTGCCAAGAAGCTGGCGCGCCTTGGGTTGTCGCCTGCCTTGACTGGCGCCTTGAGGTCCATGCCCTGCGCCTTCGCACTGGCACGGCCCTTGGCATTTAACCCACCAGAGGGTGATTTGCCCTCCTTACGCTGCCAAGCCGGTGTCTTCATTTCTTTGGCTTCTTTGCAGTCTTGGCCGCGGCTTTGAAGTCGGCAGCTGATGGCGCGCCTTTCGCGCCAGGCTTGCGCATCTTCTCTTTGCTGCCTGCCTTGATGCGCTCTTGTTTTGCGTTAATGTTTGCGTAAAGTCCAGCTTTCATGATTCATCCTCTTCATAGTTTTCAGATTCTTCACCGCCCTGCTCACCCGTATTGGGGCCACCGACCACCCATGCATCACAAGTTCTGCTGGCTGCGCACTTGAAATCAAATATTTCGCAGTAACCCAGATCGGCCAGCTTGATTGTTCCCCATGGATCAGCTTCCATGCCAATACCTTGGGCAATGCAGTTCTTTAGCTTGTCAGACACATTGAATGCCGCGCAGTTACCGCATAGGCTTTTCTTTGAGTCTTCAATGCTGACATCCCACTGGTCTGACTTCTTACGCCAAAACGCCTCGTTCGGCAGCTTGGGGTTCTCAGGACCATAGGCCGCGCTGGTGATTGCCTTGGCGCGGTTCTTTAGGTTGAGGGTAATGTCTTGCGTGGGCAATGGGCAGTTCTCGCCACCCTCCATGTCCTCGCCCTCTTCCATGTCTCGGTCCATGACCTGTTCCATGGTGCGTTTTAAGGTGGCCATTATTTTTTCGCCTTGTTCTTTGCCGTGCGCTGACCGCGCATGGGCATCTTTGCCTCAGACATGGCAATGGCCACTGCCTGCTTGGGGTTGGTCACAACCTTGCCAGTGCCACCGCTGTGGAGCTTGCCGGCCTTGTACTCACCCATCACCTTGCCGACCTTCTTTTGCGCTTTACTCATTGCCTTCATAGGTTTCCCCCATTGGTTTGTCAATACCCGAATTATGCAACCCGCGACAGGTTTCTGCGCAGTGGCTGGCTCCACTTGCTTGAGCCACTGCTGCCGTACATCCCCATCACCGCATCAGACGCAAACGTCAGGACAAAGGCATCGGCCTTGTCAGGGCTTGGTAGCCCTCTTCGCTTAATCTCATCCTTCCCCTCAATGGCGATCTTGCCATTACTGGTGAATGAGTACCGCACTGTGGCCAGCTCAGATATCAAGACATCATCCTTTGGCATCTTGCAGTCCCGCGCCTCAAGCCAGGCCCGTGCCCTGTACCAAAGCTCTGCTTTCAGATTCCTATAAGTCCCGCCCATGGCTGGTGACTCGGACACGTTGATGCCTCTGGCCGGCAGGCCCAGCTCTCTCAACCTGTCCACCACCCCAGCTCCAAGGCCAATGCTGTCGACCAGTATTTCCCTTGGCTGCTGGCTTGGTGGCAGTGCCTGGTACTCGGCCACCACCGCACCAGTCAATTGCATCAGGTCTAAATTTTTCCAAGTCTTAATATTCTCTGTGACTGCATTGCCCTGCCTTTTGCACAGCGCTGACCTGTCACTACCAAACCGCGCCACATCCAAGCCCCAGATCATGGGCGCGTACTCACTTGGCGCCACATCTCGATTGACAGCACTTTCTAGCAAATCCATGGCAATCACAGTGTCGTCATCCCCCTTGGGAAACTCACCGATCACGCGGATTCTGTAGACGTTACTCTCCTCGCCATAGCGCATGGCCATCTCTTTGACGTACTCATCCGACACCCGTGGCGAGTCAGTACACGCCACCTGGAATGTGGTCCACTCATCAGACAAGCGCGTGTGGGTGTCGTAAAAGAACCCACTGCTTCTCACCGGATTCCCCAATAACAGCGTCACCGCGTTATGCCCAGACATACTTCCAGCCGCGGCCTCAAACACCTGCTCTGGCACACCCGATGCCTCATCAGCCACCAGCATCACGTTTTCACTGTGAATCCCCTGCAAAGCCTCTGGCTGCTCGGCCCGACTTGTCCTGGCCGAAATAAACATCTCAGTCGGAGCCGCATTGAATTCAATCCTCTCTTGCTTGACAGTCAATAACCCCTGCAAAGGCAAAGGCATCGCATTGATCCACCTCTTCAGCTCCGCAAACATCGCGTCATACAGCTGACTACTTGTCGGTGCAGTCACCACCACCTTGACTGGCGATCTAGTCATAAAGTACCAGAGCATGGCCCAGCTGCTTGCCGTACTCTTGCCCACCCCGTGGCCACTCCTGACACTGATCTTCCTATCCCCACGCGCAATCGCACCAAGAAACTTCACCTGCCACGGGTCAGGGTCAACCCCCAACACCTCCCGCACAAATAGCACCGGATCAGGCTGATACCTCTGCACCCACGCAGCAAACACATTTTCTTTACTCATGGGTGGATAGTCTCATAGATGGCCCAGGCTTTAGGACTCATCGCCCACTTATGCGCCTCTAACTCATCAGTCCGCACCAGTATCAGCAAGTGATGCGTCATCGCCAGGTCAAACCTCTCCTCTTCAATAGCCTCCATCATCCTGATCTTCAAATCGAGCAACATCACAGACAAATGCATCGCTGTCAATAAATCAGTCATTTGGCCATCTCCTTTAAGTTCTGACTGGTCACCCTATTGGTCCAGCACGATGCACATAACCACTTCGTTGCACTCATCTCAACCCCACCCTCTGGTGGCTTTTTTAAAGCGCATTTATTGCATAACTGTAATTTGTGGCCATGACAGTTCCCATTCAACCTAATATGGTTATTTACAAAATTACTCTTCATTGGATTCTATTTATTTTATTATCAGGGTGAATTAACCACCTATTACCTAATTGCCTTAATGCCTTGATATATTGCAATTGATTATGTCTATTAGTATGCGCAGGCACATAATCGACATTAAACAATTGCCTCACCTTAGTTAATAACGTAATGTTCATATTATCCCCACGATCAAGTTAATATCGACCCATGCGTGCCAGACAATCGTCCCATCCAAGCTCATTAGCTTGCAGAACACTTTCTTGTCTTGAGCCTCATCAGTGTCTAAGACTATCCACTCTTGGTCCTTAATAACCACTGTCGCCAGCTTAGATTTCATTCGTTTTCTCCGTTGTTTGTGGAGATTAGATTGTCGGTGCTTTTTGCGTTTTATGTCAACTAGTTCAAAAGTTTTTTAAAAAATTTTTTTTGTAGGTGTTTAGTGCCGCCACAGTCGCCCCCGCCAAACCGGCCAAGGGGGGGTCGCGGCCACCAGGCGCCAGCAGGCCACCACCGACTTACCCCCAGATTTTGGCCAACCTTATCCACAGATTCCTGTGCATAAGTAGGCTTGTAATACTTTGATGCACTTAATTCTGTGGATAACGAGTTATCCACTTAACATAATGGTCGTTGTATAAAGTGACTGAATGCTTCGGTATTCATTTATGCAGAATCGTCTAGTGATACGACAGATCGCTTGCGTAATGCGTCAAGGGCCATGCTCCCAAGGTCGATGTTGACCATTGGCTGCTGCTTGTCGCTGAACTCTTCAGAGAGCTTGGAGGCCAGCCAGCGCCTTGTGTCCACCCGTAGCTTGGCCACCTGCGCCTCTTGAGGTGTGGCAGCGTCTGCAATATCGATGGTTTGCTCT